TCGCTCATTTACCCTTTTCCCGGCTGCGCTCTGCCCAATAAAAAAACTGTAGGCACTGCCTGCAGTTCTGTTTGTCGGAGCATCTCTTGATTTAAAAATTCCACTTATTATTCCCATAATATTTCACCAACCCTTTCTAAAAATAGGTATAATAAAAGCACCCCCATTAGGGTGCTTTTACAATTAATTCACACTTTTTTGTTTCTAAAAAACAATATACATTAATGCATTATTTGCCGATAATATGTTTTTACCATTTTTATCAACATATTTTTTCACATTAGCAAAAGGTGCTTTGCCTAATTTTGCACCAAACGCCCTTCCAATAGAGGCTCTTACTGTCTGTGGCTTTTTACCACATGTCATGTCAATATCTTGGAAAGTTTTTGATGCAGTATTC